TGATTGCAAAGAAAACTATTCAAAAAGGTGATGAGATTGTTTGGTGTTACGGATACCCGCCTGGACAGAGAAATTACGAAACTGAATGCGAGAAATCTGGTTTATAATCAAATCAAATTGAATTAAATATTATTTTTTGAATAAAATGAATAATAATTATATTTTCATTTAATAAAAAAAATGGGAAGCAATCAATGTAAACAACAAAGTTTGGAAAATGAACCAAGAAAAGTTAAAGTTAAAGAAAACTCAGATGAAGAATCTAAAGCTAGTTATGAATCTGTGTATGACGCTGAAGTTGGATCTAAAGCTGAAGCTAAATCAGGATCAGAATCCAAAGATGGAAGAAAAAAAAGCAAAGGGAGGAAGAAGCGTTCAAAGAAGCGTTCTTTAAAGAAGAAAAAATGAACTTTGTTGATTTAAAAATGAGTGATGTTTATTATATAGTATGAATTATGAAATAGAAAATGAATCTTCGCAAAATGAAGTCGCGGAATATGTCTATGAAAATAAATCTCAATTATTGAACAAATTGACGAATGTGATTGTGAAAAAGAGTAGATGTGGTGAGGAAACAACATGTATTGGCTTTGGCGAATATGATTTTAAGTTTAATAATTCAGTGATACATATCAAATACAACGAAGAATCCACTCCTAAACCTGGTCATGATAAGATCAAATATTTCAAGAGGATGATAATATCATGTAGCGATTGCGAAGAACCGATAGTTGAATTTATGAAAGAACTCAAGGAGAAGAAAGGAAGTAATAATCTGTTGAATATTTATGTAACAGATGAATATGGAAATTGGTCATTATACAATAAGATTGAACATCGCAAAATTGATACTATTTATATAAACCAGGAAATTAAAAGCAAGTTACTTGAAGACATCAAAACATTCATAGATAGTGAATCTGAGTATAACAAGTTTGGCATTCCTTATAAAAAAACATTTCTTTTGACGGGAATACCAGGCAGTGGAAAAACATCATTAATTAAGTCTATTTGTAACTACTTTAACATGAACTTGTCGATATTATCTGTTCAGAAAAATTTTGATAACGCAGCTTTGTTAAATTCAATAAAGAGAATAGAGGATGATACTATATTATTAATTGAAGATGTAGATAGTTTCTTTGAAAAAAGAACTGGTGTTGATGCACCATCAATAACGTTTAGTCAATTCATCAATGTTTTGGATGGAGTTTTATACAAGCATGGAATTATTACATTTTTAACAACAAATCACCCTGAAAGACTAGATAATGCTCTTTTGCGAATAGGGAGAGTTGATAAAATCATACGAATAGACTATCCGTCAAAAACAAACATAAAAAAGTTGTTTTTTGATGTATTGAAAACATCAACGAATGAGGGTGATTTGAAAGATATGTTTGATGATTTTTATGGATGCATCAATGACCAGAAAATTACAATGTCAGCTATCGTGAACTTTTTATTTAGGTATAAACTGGACTGGAAGAAAAATTTGGATGAGTTGCTATTAACTAATTCATTCATAAAGGAAACAATGAATGAAAAGAATGAAAATAATTTATATAGTTAAAAAGATTTTTTTATTATGATTGATATAATAAAAAAAAATGAATAGTTATGTTCACAAGAGTAGTATTTCATATTCAGATAATAATCAACAAATGCAATTGAATAGAATAAATAATAATGGTGTATTTAATGCAAATTACAGACATTTTAACAATTTGGGTGGCTTAGTTGAGAAAAATTTTAATAATGAACAGCAATTAAACGATTTTATTACTAGTTATAATATTATTCTGGATAATGCTTCCACGGATCAAATATCAAAGGAGTCTCCATCCTCTCTATTTATGCAGCCTCCTCTCAATAACTACGATGACAAACCCGACAGATACGAGAGAGATGGTCTCGATAATATGCCTTATTATATCGCCAATATATACTCAAAAAAAAGCAAGGAGGGTCTGCTATCTTCTCCAGCTGATAGTAGTAATGTATATAGGAAGTCAAGGAAACGGGGAACGAAAAAACAAAGTCGGAAAATTGACGGGAAGCGACGTAGTATTTGTAGAGAATATCTCGGAAAAAAAATAGGAATCAATATAAATGAAGGGGTTTATAAATCAAGAGCACAAGCAATTGCTGTCGCATATAGTCAAGTTGGTGAAAAATACCCTCAATGTAAACGCATTCTGAGAATAAGGTCAAAGAAGTCAAAGAGACGATCTAGAAAATGAAAGTCAAGTGTAGATCATCATATCTCGTCTCTTCTTTTTGTAATCAGATATATCTTCATGTAAAATAACATCTATTTTACATTTTTTCGTTGGTTGAGATGATGGTTCAAAATCATCATGCTTTCTCTTCTTTGTCAAAGGGATTTCTTTTGTTTTTACTTTTTTGTGAATGTGACAACATATTTCTAAATCTTCACCTCCTTCAAGCTTTCGTTTAGTAGTCATATTTATTATCATAGAGAACATTTGTTTAAACTACAAAAATCTTGTGCAAGATGTAATTAAGAAATATTCAATGGGATATGTTGGAATACATGTATCCGTATCAAGTCTTGTTGCATCCAAGATTCTGAAATTATTCGTTAACAACATGTCATAAACTTCTCTTAGTAAAATTGTGCGTCCAATATTATAATTGGAAATGTTAAAGAGGAAATCTCTTGCATATGATATTGGGTTCAGAGAATAAGTTTCATTTGTGATAATTTCATTGATGAACATGAATTTCGATTTCTTGTTCTTGTAACGAATATTATTCACAATCTCTTCACAAATTGTGATGGAATTGTAAGAAAACAGATTTACAAAAATTATGATATCGTATTCAAAGCTCTCTAGGAATTCAAAACTCTTTGTTTCGTCATCATAAATAATGCTTTCAAATGAAATTTCTAAGTCAGACATATATTTTTCATTTTCTGTTATATAATTCGGGTTAAATTTGATTGTTCCGTTTTCAAAGAATATGTTTAGAATGCGACTTCTGCGTCTTATTTTCTCACTTAAGAAAAATTCTTTGTATAATAGAATAAAATCTATCATTTTATTATATATAAAAATCGAAGATATAAATTTTCATTTTTTTAATGTCGCCTTATTATAAAAAATAAACATGGATGATATTACAATGAATACTACGTATCCTGATAGCACCGTAAATAATGTTGACTATAATACTACTTTTCCCGATAGCACCGTAAATAATGTTGACTATAATACCACTTTTCCCGAGAATGATTATATAGATGTTGGCGATGATAATATAAACTTAAATTCTGGTTCTGGTTTAAATTACACAGATGATCCTATAAATGTAATGTATTCAGGCACAGGAACAAATGATCTTGCGAATATAATATATTCCGGAACCGGAATGAATTATATGGATTTTGACAGCATTATTTCTAGCTATACAGGAACAGAAGATACTGGTAATCAAGTGGTTAACTACGAAATTAGTGGCATTCCATCTTATAATCAGGTTCCGTATTATAAAAAAAATGAATGTGATTATAGAGGAAAATGGGGATCAAAAGATGAAGCGAATATAATTAAACAGTGTAATAAATGCGTTTCAAATAATGGATTTTACGGAGAGAAACAATATTTCTGTGACGGAAGCTGCATAAGTAGATACAGGCAATCTGTTTGCCCATCAACTGGTTTGGTTGCGACTAATATTGAACAGTGCAAAAATCCCTGTTACAAATCCCCCCCGGTATTAAATGGATTTTGCAAAGACGATTTTGATTGTGATATAAAAGATGAATGTTACAAGGATGAAAAATTCTATAAAGGAATAAAAGGTGTTTGTTTAAGAAGGGAGAATTATAAATTTATTGGCATAATGTAAATAAATGATATTCTTTCTTATAATAAGGCTTTTCTTAACTAACGATAGTTAAGAAAAAAAAACAAAAACGAATTTATATAAATCTATCATCAGTCCACATTGTCATTGTCGACAAATATCATATCGTCTGATTCAAACTGCTTAATGCTTTCATCTATTAATTTTTCCAACTCGGATGATGTTATTATTTCTGAAACAGGGGATGATGGCGTTGAAGAGACAACAGTTGTTGCTTCGTCATTTTGATTATCGTCTGAAGAAGAATTTTGTTGAATGGTTCGTTTGAGATTTTCAATTTCATTTTTGGATTTGTTAATCTGCTTATTCATCTTCTTGACCTTTTTCAATAATTTCTGTATCTGGTCTTCTTTGTTGTCATTAACATCCTTGTTTTCAATTTCATTTTGTGCAACTGTGATCGGATTTGAATGAGAATAATTGTAAACTGTCTCTATATCAGAACACATTATAAAAAAGAAGATTATGTACAAAAATGCATAACTATTTCTTGACATGAAGTATAAAAACAACAATATCAATAAACTTAAAATGATTGACATAAATATAGCAGTGATTTTCTTGATCATCAAGTATTTTTGATTATTCTCGTCTATATTCGTTTTTGTTATTTGCGATTCCATATTTATTATTTAAGCGGATATTTTTATTTTTATTTACAAAAATAATTTTTCTTTAAACAACTTTAGTTTACAGTTAGTTGAGTTCTTTCAATGGTCATTTCAGAATCCGTAAGTTCTGTTATATCATAAGTAAGACCATTTATTTTAATTCTCCGTTGTAATGCTAATTTAGATGTGTATTGTTCAGGAGTAATAATATTATTTTCAAGATCTCGGATTTCAAAAGGTAATCCTGATTGCGTCCATTTATTGTCCGAATTTAAAATCAATTTTATAACCATTTGATTACTGTTTTCATAGTTTAATACAGATGCTGACGATGATGTTGATGATATTGTCGTTGATGCTGACAATGATGATGACGATGATGCTGTCGATGATGCGGTCGTTGATTTTTCCTTATTTGTCAAATATGGAACAATCACAAATCCAATTACTAAACCAAATGCTATTATTGTTAATAAAGATGCAGACAATCCTATTATTATTTTACGATTGGTCATTTTTTATTATTAATAATAAATAATAAAAAAAAATCGTGTTTATATTGATAACAATGTTGTAAAATAGCTATCACCATCTATTTTATATCCTACAATTGATATTTTGTAATTATTTGGATGATTTGCATTGACTATGTATTTTTTGATCTCCTGAGAATTAACATATGAAAACAAATTGAAATTGTAATTTCGGCTATCGCTATCTTCTTCCTCAACATAATACCCAACATTGTACTTTTTCTCTATCCAGTCAACTGCAATCTTCATGGCATTCTTAAATGAATTCGTATTTTGCGCTAAATATGTTTGACTGTTGTTCACCAAATCATTTTTGAAAAAATATGGCTGAATTAAACTCGGATATATTGAATCGTATATGACATATTTCTGGACATCATCACTGTTTTGCTTACTAAATATCCATTCTAAAGTAAACTTTTCATCTTTCAAAATGATTTGATTTGCATACTGCTCAAAATCGTCTGTATCTGAATAGAAATTTTGCAAGAATGTATGATTCCTATAATTCATCACTGTATGAAAGTTTCTATTTATTTCAATACGTAAATTGTACATCAATTTTTTTAACATCTCGTCTGAATTTAAAACCAGTTTTCCGTCTTTGATAATTCCAGATGTTCTTAATGAGAATCTGTTTAACAATTCAAAATTATCATAATAAGAAAAGGTGTCATCAATCAAAATCTTTGCATCAATGAAATTATTAAGTAAATCCTGATCAACGACTTCAACATTTAATAACGGATTTAATTCCTGCTGTTCATAAATATAATTAGAATAAAACCATATGAAATACTCTGATATGTAATTGGCTATTTTCTTATTTATTTTGAATAAACCCAGATAATTTTCATCGTTAAAGCCAATCATTAATGAGAATTTTTCATCCTTTATTTTCATATTTGGAATCGTGTAATTTCTGAAATAAACCATGACATCCAATGAACCGAATTTCCCATTTAATTCAGTCATTTTACTTTTATCATCCTTTTTGATTATTTTCTGTGATAGATTTTGCAAGTTCAAATTTGAAATGACATCGTTAACTGCATTATTGTCATCAATGAGATAGAATTTATTGTCTATTGGAAGATCGCGCGGTGATATTGGTTTTTTCAAAAATAATGAAACAGTTTTGTCGTCATTGTGTTTAAAATTCAATACGCGAGTTTTTCCGAACTCATCCACATATTGCGAAACCGGATTAAGTTTATTTAAATTATCATCATCATTTTCATCTAAATAATTAATATTATCTAATCTATTATATATATAGATAATCTTTTGGGCGATTTCAGACTCATAATCAAATTCACATTGAACATCATTTGTCTTTTTATTATTTGACAACGCGATGATTTCACATTGTGGATAGTCTGTTATATCACTTTCACTTCCTCCATGAATATAAATGAAAACGCACTTGTGTTTTTTGTTTGTTTTATAATATCCATCCTTGTGATGCGGAAGTGACATATACTCTGTGCCATCATCATTTCTAATGAATAAAAATATATTATATTTGTAATATTCCTCAAGTATTCTAATGTACTGAAGAGGATTAAAGTATGATTTCACATCCTTGATTTCCTTTTTAATATCTCTTATGGTTTTATCATAGTTTTCTTGTTTTGAAAGAGAAGAATATCTTGAAAACATTCGTCTAAGATCTTCTGTGTAAAGCCAGAATTTATTATCTTCATTCGTCGGTGATAGACTTTTGATGGTTTGAATACAGTCTATGAAACTATTCGCGCTCTTTTTGACCCCAAAACGATAAAACGCATATCCTTCATTATTTTGAAGATTTTCAAACAGAATGTTTAGTTTTGATGGAAGCATTCCGCTACAAAATTCTTTTACGAACTTATTCGTCTTTATCTTATCTTGTTGGTGTTTACTTAATTCGGACTTTATTGCCTCGGCGTTCTTGTTTTTCACAAATTCAGAATCATTATTTTCATCTTCTTTCTTTTCCTCTGCTTCTTCTATAATCATTAATTGATTATCTTCGCTTACATCATCACCTTCAAAACGATAAAAATTTGCAATAACTGGATCTTCCTTCTTCGCTTCTAATAATTTTTTTCTCTGTGAAACAGGAAAGCAGCATGGTAAATATTTGAAAATGTCGTTGCCTTTTTTGAAGAATTTATTTTCTTTCAATCCAGGATATATGTGTTTATTCTTTCTGTTTCTCTCGGAATCACATATATATCTACGCGGTTGAAACCCTTTTAATTCCTTACTCGGGAAAATCAATATGTCTTGATTATTTTCAATTGAATGTTTATACATATTAGATTCATCTACTTCTGTGCCGTTCAAAATATTCTCTTGATAAGCATTATAATCATCGTCTATATTAACAGGATATTTCTGGCATATGCTACGAATATATTGACCTTTAGTAAATATTTTCGGTTCTATGTTTTCAAGTAGCTTTGATTTTACTTCGGATTTCGTAATGTTCTTCTTCTCCTTTGTCACATCCTTGAATCCTTTTATGTAAAGACGATATATTTTTGATATATTGTCGAATTCTTTATAGTAAACCTCTAAAAGACGTGATAAAATGAATTGAAAATTCCTGACGCTTTCAATATTTTTGCATTTTTGAATATGAACTTGTATATATGAGTTTTCAGAAAAATATTGATCGCTCTTTTTCAAATTTTTGTATTTGTCATTCTTCTGTTCAATCAAACTTGCTTTTATTTCACCTGTACTCTCGTGATTAAAACGGATTGTTGTTTTTGACATCGGTATTCCTTTACTCTCGTTAATACTTATAAACTTGCTGAAAGTAGGATTCGTCATTATAAGATCACACAATACTGTTTTATTCAAGTTCTTGTTCGGAAAATCATAAACACCTCTAATTAACGAACACGACTCGCTTTCAATTGGTATGTCATGCTTCGGAAAAAGATTAAAAAATGCATTCATTAAATATTCTTTGGATGTAGAATTTATGTTAAAGTCAAACACAACGTTAAACATTTCATCTATTGTCACTTTCACATAGTTTATATCAAACTCCCTCTGTTTTTGTTTGGTCTGTTTTTCCAATAGTTTGACATCCTTGTAATTTTTCTCTTGTTTATTACGATCTGAATCTTCTTGTTCTTCATCTTCATCATCTTCGTCGTAGTCATCGTCTTCCCCACCCCTTTCTTCTTGTTCCTGTTTTTGCTGCTCTTCACTTTCTTGTTTTCTCTGTCTATTTATTATTCTCTCCTTCTGAACATAAAAAGATATAAATCCATCATCAACGGAACCATCTTTTTTAACCCAGTGTTCAGGCGGAACAAAATCACTAAATATTTTATAGAACCCATATTTTTTTAACGATGCAAATTTAACGATTGGATTCAATTCAATAAAATTGAATAGATCAAGTAAAGATATTGTGTTTGGTATATCTAATTTCAAGTTCAGAATATTTTCTTCAAGTATAAAATCCGTGTGATCAATACCAGAAAGTCTACTTATGTAGGAATTGATGTCGTTGTTATCGGTTTCCTTGGATTTGAATTCGGCAATTTCCTTTTCAAATTCTTTCCTCTCCTTTTTATAATTGATTAGTAAATCAGATAGATTTTCTTCGCTGTACACAATGTTCATGGCATTCAGAGATTGAAATAATGAATCTAAAATAGTCGGTATGAACATTTCGTTATTGTTTTTTTTGAATTCGTTTAGTAATTCAATATATTTTGTATTGTATATAATAAATGGTCTCACAATATCTTTCAGAAGATTGTATTTTTTAATCTTTGAAGATATTGAATCGTTAAAGAAGTTAGAGAAATATTCACTCGTATGAGAATAGTTCAAAGCGTTACTCACATATTGCTTAATCGTATTTAATAAATCTTCAACTTCATATCTATCGTTATTTTTGAATTCGGAAAAAGACGAAGGAAAATGCAAATATTTTGGCAACGTATTTAATTCAATTGAAATTTTTTCCTTGATGGTTTGTTCAGAATCTAGAGCTGATATTTTTATTTGCTTATCGTTAAAAAATATATTCATTTTATTATATATTTTTATAATTTTTATTTTATTTAAATTATAAAAATTGATGGAAGGATATTTATTTACATTGGTGTTGGCGTCGGTGTTGGTTCAGGAGCTTTAAGTGGATCTAGTGGTAGTGGATCAGTGCTGCAGATTTTGTTAAAGTAATCATTAAATCCGTCGGCGAAAGTTTGTAAATCTTGGAGTTGTCTACCCCCTTCATAAATAACTTTCTTTCCTTTGTAGTATACGATGTAGCTTGGAAATCCAAATAAATTGGGATAGATTTTTCCTAGGCGTGGTTGTAAATCCTTGACTAGCTGCTCATTGCTATCGGCTTGAATGGAGGCGCAGAAAAATTTATCTACATTGTTCTCAGCAAATTTCTGAAAATCTGGTTTCGCCATTCTACAGTATCCACAGAAATTAGCTTGCAACATTATAAATACTGGCTTGTCATTTTGTGGAATATTTTTGTTTATTATGTTACCTTCATCATCAAAATCAGATGAATCTAAATAAGCGACTGGTTTTATCATGTATTCCATTTTTGTATTTATTATAAAAAGTGTTTTTATAAATTATTTTTTTTTATCTTCTTTAAATAAAAAAATGATATCTCCCAAAAGAAGAAGTCCCCCTTCACCTGGTTATGAAATTAACCCTGCAACCGGACGCAAAAGAAAAGCATGTCCACCCGGAAAAACAAGAGGTCCCCGCGGCACTTATTGTGTTAAAATTAGAAAAACCAAATCTCCCAAGAAGAAGAGATCTCCTGGTCCTGGCCATGAAATTAACCCAGCCACCGGAAGAATTAGAAGATCGTGCCCTCCTGGAAAAACAAGAGGTCCCCGCGGTTATTGTGTAAAAATTAGAAAGTCTAAATCTCCTAAGAAGAAGAAGTCTCTTCAAGCTGGTTATGAAATTAATCCTTCTACTGGACGACAGAGAAAAATGTGTCCTCCTGGCAAAGTAAGAACATCTAGAGGAACTTGCGTCAAAGATAGACCTTTAAGGAAATCCAGATCTCGGGGATATAGACATGACGATTGCTGTGTTTGTCTAGAAGATAATGATCATTTTACTAGAAATTGCAACCATCCATTATGCAGAGATTGTCTCGGGGGAATGCGAAGAAGTGGACGAACTGTAAAATGCCCGCTTTGCAGAGGTAACATTAATAATGGATTGAAAAGGATACGTGTCTAAATATTGAATCAGTTTTTAATTTTTTATTCAAAAATGAAATAAAAAATTACACTAAGAAATTCCTTATACCGTTCATATTTTTTGAATGAATACTTGAGTATTGTGATTGGAGTGGATCATTCTGTAGCATTTTTTATAAGCATTTAGAAAAGCATCTATTCCAAAACTTGCATCATGCCATCCGTAATCATCAAAAATCAAATATCCACCCACTTTTAGCTTACGAAATGATAGAACGGCATCTTCAATTATGAACTGTGGTTCATGATTCCCATCTATATAAATAATGTCAAAATGATTATCGGGTAGTTTAGGTATTTCATCGTGAGAAAATCCTCTATGAATAATAACTTTTGAAGTATCCTCAATGTTCTCTTTTATATTTCTAAGAAATGATTCATATATCCCATCTTGTTTACCTTTGTATTCGGGATATTCATCATAATCAATCCACGGATCTATACAATGCAATTTCGTGTCTTTGTGTTTTCCGTAATAAGATTCTGCGAATGATATCAAGTTCGCGCCGTAAAATGCCCCGATTTCTAAATAATTTATGGGTTGATCATCAGACGGCTTCGGAACAAGTCCAAACCAATTATCAACACATCTGTATTTTTCGCCTTCAATTTTCATTTATATTCACAAAATCTTTTTTTTATATATCATTTTAAGAACAAGAATATAAGTTGTATATAAATACCATGACGTATATTCCGATAACCTGCTTTGAAATTAAAAAAGTGTCAGCAACACCTAAAATTACATATCTTAAATTTTACATTAATAATAGCAACTTCATTACATTTCCATTCATATCTGAAAATATCCAGGAGGAAATTATCGTTAAATTCCAAAAGGTTCTTGAAGGTAAAGAAGTTGTTGTTAATTTGAAATTGAATGATGATTGTTCTTATAAGGAATCTAAACTATTGCAAATCAAAAAAGAATACATATTGTTTGATATAATTAAACACTATCAAGACGATTCCGATTCAGTTATACAAGAAACCTATCTAATATTTGAAAACAATTCTATATTTAGAAATGCAATTAGAAAGTTCATAAACGACAACCAATAATAATCACAAACTTGTTTTTTCTTAACAAAAAGTTAGTTAAGAAAAAAATCAAAATTGAAAGGTCAATATATATATATATTTTTCATTTTCACAAGTAAACGCCAATGGAATGTTGATATGTTTCAACAGGGAGACTATAAATTTCCTTAATATGTCCATCCCTAACATATCCATCCCATAGAAATTTCATTTGTGGTATGTAAACATCGTCAAAAATTAGAATGCTTTCTTTCTTTGACATCCCCAAAGTATTAAAGAAGTCGCAATTTGCATCATTAAATTCGTGACTACCATCAATATGAATGATATCATATACTTTATCTGGATTCTGTTGTTTGAATATAGGCAGAATTGTAACGGAATTGCCTTTATGAAGAGTCAATCGTCCAGGAAAACATTCTGACAAATATTGAAAACAGAGTTCAGTGTATGAATGTTCACATATGTCAAAGCAATCAATCTTATTTTCCGGATTAGAAATAAGAAATAATAAACACGAATGTCCGGCATTAAAACCAATTTCAATAATGTTCTTACCTTTTCGGCCCACGCTAAATAAATTAATCTCCTTATTAAGACTATTTATTCTTTCAAACGAGAGATGTTTGTAAAAACAATTACCTTCCATCTCTTCGCCTGTGCTTTTTACTATATCCAGAAGTTTATTGAAAATCTCCTCGTATTTTTCTATATGTGATAGATATTCTTCCTTTGTAATATAATTAATCAAGGAATTCGCTGTAGTATAACAAATCTGCCGCTCTTTTTCCTTTTCATTTTGCAGTTTTTTATCTAAATGATCTCTAACTGGTCCAGATAACCAAAGCATTCTGTCATTATAACTTTTATCATCATCTATATCATCCATTCTATCAGGACAGTAATCTTTCATTAAATAACTAAGTAGGTCCCCGCGAACTCCGGCAAAATGCAAAATGAAATGTCCTGGGAAATAATTATACCAATATGAATTGAATTCAGTTGGATCAGCTACGTGGATGCGTTTTCTACATCCCAAAGCATTCAAATCATGTAGATTTATAAATGATCCCTGTTCCCAATTCAAATATCTTTGATTTTTGTCTTCCTCTGGATCAAATTCATTATCATACACTTTTTGAATGAATTCACGAGAGAAATCTGTGTTTTTCACAAATATAACACCAGTATTAATCATTCGCCAATCACTTCCGCAAATTATATCAACCGTATTGTATTTTTCAATGAAAGACTCTAACTTTATTTCAGAATTCATTATTAATATATCCGCGTCAATCCAGACTAAATAATCATATTCAGATAAGTATTTCAAAATAAGCAATAATTTACTCCAAGGAATCGGTTTGTCTGCATTGTAAATAGTATCGTCCTCAATAAAATCATATTCGTGTTTTCTGCAATATTTAATTTTATTGATCAAACTATATTTGGTATATTCTCTATACTTCTCACCTATACTTAATGAACACACACCAATCTTAATTTTCTTATCCATTTTTTAGATAAAAAAATCCATATCTATAAATCTAATTTATCGTTCAGAGTTGTAATTTATCCAAACACTGACATCAAACTAATACTGGTTGGGGGATAGACGCATATTCTTCTTCGTCCACTATCTCCATCTCCGCGAAAGTTTGATCCTTAAGTTTTTTTTCCATAAGAAGTTTATGACGTCTTGATTTCTTATGTCGTCTCATAAATTTACTAGATAAAATAAAACCACACTCGCATATTTCATCATCGTCACATCCATTATTTTTAGAACATTCGTCTTCATCATCTTCTTCAGATTCTTCAGATTCTTCATCACTTTTTTCATTTTTCATTTCTTCAATCAAATCCATAAACATTTCATGTCTTGTGGATTTCATGTGCTTTTGTAAACAATTCAACGATATTACCATACCACAATCACATCTTTTCTTGGCAGCATCTAAAATTTCAGTTTGATTATTGTTTTTAATTTCCATCAATATGATATGTTTTTCAGTTTTCTTGTGTTTGTTCATTTGATAATGAGTTACTATTAGTCCACATTCACATTTTTCTTTCTTCCGTCTTTTAGCGGCGATCTTTTCCGTGTAATTTTTATCATAGTATTCTTTTCTAACATCTTTGATTTTATCTTTGTTTTCTGCATACCTTTTTTTGCTTTCGTCTAAAATAAATGATTTATTATTAGAATAGTATTCATTTGCTTGTTTTTTCATATCTTCCTTATTTTTTTCATAATATTCGTTGCTTTTCTTGATTCGTTCTTCTCTATTTTCTTCATGATCAATTTTGCGAAGTGCACTAAAAGCTTCTTCATTTTTAATTTTATATTCTTTTTCTCTTTCTTTCAACTCTTCTTTCTTTTCTTCACTATAGCCGTCTATTACTTCTTTTCTATTTGTCTTCCATTTTTGTGTATCTTCATTTGTATATGTTCTTTTCGCATAAACAATATGTTCTTCGTGAACATTCTCATAGAATTTCACACATTCGTCAATTACTTTTGTGAATATTGAAACATCAGGTTCTGGTAATAAAAACACGTCTCTACCTGCTTTGCATCTATATTTACCAAGCTTCATTAAAACTGACGCCTCTACTATATCCATCAATTTTGAATTTTCTAAAGAAATATGATATACTACTTTAAAATCATGTAATTTATTGTGATTATATTCTTCTTTACGATTATTCAAATCTGTCGCCTTGCCAATAATGTATTCACCAATTTTCTCCGATTCTTCCGTGGTCATTAGATATACTACGTTCTTATATTCGATAATTTCTTTTGGAGGCTTTACATACTTCTTAGTTAGTTTTATGAGTTCTTCCTTGGTTTCTTCTATAATATTATCTTTTTCTTCTAACTGTAATCTTAACTCATTAGATTCTTCGTCTATTACTTCGTGAAGAGTTTCTTCTAGCTTAATATAATATTCGTGGATTTCATTTGATTTTGATGTATTCGCTTTCAAACACATTTTCTTGAAAGTTTTGATGTTTAGCATAATTTTTTCACTCGGTCTTCCATTGGAGAGGTTTTCCACCGAGTGGTGGGAAACTAATTTGAAGTCTATATCAGCTTTAAAATGTTTTTCTAAAAATCTTTTCGCTGGATCTTTTCTTGCAAAACCAAGCCAAGTCCAAATATCATCTAGATCAACTACATAATCATCTGATTTATAATTTAAATAGCAATAAAAGCTTGAAATAAATATTTGCTGTTCATCTGTAGAAAAGCTGTCCTTTAATTTATTAATTAATTTACCTTGATAAGGCTTAGATAATTTAGTATTAGGATTTTCCTCTATAAGCTTAACGATATTGATTGACTGAGACATTTGTTTTTGTTTTTATTAGAATATATAATTCTTTAAGACATTATTTCTTTTTTCTTGAAAAAAGGAAAAATATTTATATACTAAAAGTAATGGACGAATAACATCAATCTAAAAATGAATATTATTTCATAATTATGTCAGTAAAATTGCTCGCATATATTTTTTGTTTTTAACAAATATAATTTATTTTTAATTTTTTTTTTTTAATTTCAATTTAAAGTTTATAATATTTTATTGTAAATAATATGACAATTATATTCAAAGCAAAAAGTCAGGAAGCGTATTGTATTAAAATCTTAGCAGAATTATTAGCCAATAATATTAAAACTGGTTGTTTTGTGGTTGATGAAAGTGGGATATCTCTATGCATGATGGATCACCATCGCACTATATTGATTGATCTTAATTTAGTATCTGAAAATTTTTCAAACTACAAGTTTAATGCACCAAAGAAAATGTATATAGGTATCAACCTCAACCACTTTCATAAGATGCTGAGATCGATAAAAAAAAAAGATTCGATTGAATTATTTATTGACGAGAAATCACCTAATGATTTGGCTATTAAAGTAATCCCGAAAGAAAATAACAGGGTGTCGACGTCATTTATAAAAATTCAGAATGTTCAAAATCTAGACATTGATCTCCCTACTGGTTATTCAAAACCAATCATCGTTTCGTCATCTGAATTTCAAAAGATGTCAAAGGATATGACGAATATCGGCACAACAATGAAAGTCACTGCGAAAAATTCTCAAATTACTTTTAATTGTAATGCAGGGGGTATTTTGAAACGAACAGTTCAGTTCGGTGATGAGGAAAACGATGATGACGGCATTTCACTTGAAAGCAATGAATATTGTCAGGATTTTTTAACCGAACAACTTTGTAGAATTACAAAATTATCAGGGTTAAGTTCAAACATGCAAATTTTCCCAGGCAAACCTCTTCTTTTCAGATCAAATATTGGAAGTCTGGGGAAAATTTCAATCTACATAAAGTCAAAGGAACAGATTGAATCCGAAAATTATAGCACTTTGGAAAGTGATTATTCGGATGATTAAACGTTTTCCGTGCAAGGATGAAAAAAAATGATTTTTAAACAGAATATTCGCTTTAGAATCATAGACACGTTTGGCATGAATAACAGACAAGTTTACATTAAAATTGCTCTTATAGGCTCTTGGTGTTCTGGGAAAACTGCATTCATCGAAAGACTCAAAGATTATACTTTTAATAAGTGTTATTTTCCAACGAACGGGTATAACATCACTTACGTTACTAGATACAATGTAACGTATGAGTTCTATGACTTTGCTGGAACGCAAATGTATTGCTTCCCACAAAGAGATCCTGAGTTTTATAAAATGTTTGATTTTATATTTTTGATGATAGACAGCACTCATCGTCATAGCATGAAAGAAGGTCTTGGGTGGCTTCATAGAGTAAACTTAAACAACAATATTCCGACACTTAAAATAAGAAATAAATGCGAAATAAACGGAGACTTTGAGTTCAGAAATGGTGATGGTTGCGTTAATATATCAACAAAAACTGGACAAGGTGTAGAAGACGTATTAAAACTTATAGTTCATTAATTTCAAAAATATATGTTTTATATATATTTTATTTATATTTCATATAACCGCGACATTTCAAAATATTTTTATATTATTTTAATATAAAAACATGTCTGACGAAAAAAAACAAAAACCACAATTACGCGCAATAAGATTTTTAAATGAAGACGAAAACAATACTACTAAAGTAAAATCTAAAAAGAAGACTGAAAACAAAAAGAAGACTAGTGACAAAAAGAAAACTGATGATGAAAAGAAGACTGACGACGAAGAAAATACTGATGATGAAGAAAATGCTAATGATGAAGAAAATAAGGTTGATGTAGAAGCTTCAAAAAGACAAAATATTATAAGGAATTTCATAACTATTATAATGTCTTCACTTTGTTTAGCAGTATCGCTCGCTATGAATGAATTATTTCTTCTTTATATGAAAAAGGGTACTAATAGTGATATGATTTTAACAATCAAGTATGTTTTTGCACTCTTATTTATTATACTTGCCATATCATATTACTTAAATTTGCAAATAGACATTTAAAAATTTATATATTAAAAGATATACAAAACTTGCTCAAACAGAATGTCGTATAAAAAATGCCCTATTTTTAATTACATACCACACAAACAAATGAAAGATGATGGAAACTTCCAAGAATGGTATGAGTATTACAAAGATCATTTAATCAATATGTATATTGGAACGAATAAAATAATTGATGAAAGTATCCAGGACAGAATATTTGACTGGGATTCCGAACAAAAATTCAATATATTTGTGAACTTCATCTATGATTCGTCATCTAAATATATTCCAGAAAAGTAAAATAAACATTTATAAATAAAAGGATTATGTTGCCATTATTGAAAACTGAAATTAAAACACCTAAATCATTTCTCAATATATATTCATTTGAAAATGATGAGTTATTAAACAACTGTATATCTGATATTAAAGATAAACTCAGCCAAGCTTATAACCGAAGAGTAGGGTTCTTTTCAAACAAATTTAACGGAAATTATTTACATGGCAAGATGTGCGTTGCCAAATCAAAACCATTACCGGAATCACTTTCAACCTTGTTAGATATGATCAATGAAATATTTGAAACTGACTATAACGGAATTCTCGTTAATGAATATGAGGATGGAAATCAATTTATATCAAGACATAGAGATAGTCAAAATCATCCCAAGAACGGTGTATTAATTATTTCTTACGGAGCTACAAGAACTTTTAGAGTATACGACAACAACATCAAGCAAATTAAAGAGATCCCTTTGGTTCATGGACAAGTTTTACATATGAGTGAGAATTTTCAAAAGGAATTTGAACATGATTTGAAAAAAGAACCGGATATAAAAGAAAGACGCTATTCATTGAATTTTCATAAATATATGAACCTTGGTCTCACATCCCCAGCTTAGATGCACATTATTCTTTCATTGAAACAATCCCGACAGTACAGAATCGCATTATTTTTATCACATGATATACATTTTGAATCACATCTATCTTGAAAGGTCTTTTTTGCCTTAATGTTTATTTTTTTCTTTTTAATGCATGTGAAACATCTTTGTTTTTCATTTTCAATCTTGAAATATAACAAAGAAGTGCAATCCCGACAGAAATTTTCGTTCTTATTTTTTAGAAAGAAAAAACAGTCCTTGCAGTACGAAAATTTCTTATTGCATGAAATAAATACTTTCCGACAGAAAATGAACTTGCATTTCCGCGCGTTATTTCTATTATAATTAATCTGACAGCCACGACATCTTTTTCCACCTGTTTGACGAATCTCGCTCTCAATCTCATTTCTACATTCTATGCAGCAATTTCTGTTCTTGTTTCTTTCAAAAACCATCTTGAAATGACACTCTTTGCATTGTTTACCTAGACAAGGAAATTGACAGTTTGGACAGGGATGCAAATCCATAATTCTCTAGAATGATGCATTTTGCGTGTGGAAAAAACTAAAAAATCATTTTTTCTAAGGTATTTATTATTATAAAAATATTTTTATAATAACATAACATTTCAAACCCCGACGGAAACTTCAGGTTGAACTATTTGTGATTCCACGAAGCTTTTATGTAGTTTTGATTCTTCATGTCTTTTTAAGCCTCTTTTTGACACTGAAATCCCGCAAACACATTTGACATACTCTTCTTTACGCAGTTCATCCACAGTTTTCCCTGTTTCCAAATACTTCTTGTGTCTATCAGTAACTAAATGAGACGGCATATTTTGCTTCGTTACTATTGAACCACATTTACAATTAACACGTTCTTCTAATATTTCTTTTTTTTCATCGTTATACGCTTTTTTTGAAGCCGCGATTTTTTCAGCATTTTCTTTGCGATACACTTTCATGTATTCTTTTTTCTTCTCTTTGGCTTCTTCGGTTGATGCCATAATTTTCCTGTGATCTTTTATTTTATCGCGATTGTTAAATTCGTAATCCAGTCGTCGTTCTCTTATTTGTTCTCTATTCATTAGACGAAAATTGGCTTCTCGTTCAAGAATATCCTCATGATTTTCCATTCGGTATTCTTTGTTGTATATTGATTTTGATTCCTTTTCTTCTTCAAAAATCTCATCGTTAATTTCCTTGATCTCTTCGTCTGTGCGTTCTTCTAAAACCAAATCCTCCTCTATATCTTCAACAAAGATGCTTAAATAATCAAACCACTGTATGAAAAAATATACATCTTTTCCAGGAGGTAATTGAAAAACATCTCTTCTAGATACCATTTTATATTTATTTAGTTTTGATAGAAGAATTTTTTCAAACGCATCCATAAGTGGTATTGTTTTACATGAAATATAATAAACAATTTTGAAGTTAAATAATTTATTATCGTTGTAGTTATTTAATCTCTTTTGTAAGTCAATAGCTTTTCCAATAGTATATATTCCCTCAGATTCTTTTTCTTCAGCAGTGCACAAATAGCAAACATAACGGCCATCAACAACCTGAGTTTCACGTCGTAATTTTTTGATTGTATTATCTCTCATCTGCATTTCTTCGTCTTTCATTTGTAATTGCATGCGAAGCTCATCGGATTCTTCGTCTTTCATTTGCAATTGCATACGAAGTTCATCGGATTCTTCATCAATAACTTCATGTAGTGTTTCTTCTAGTTTAATATAATATTCATGAATTTCATTTGCTTTTGAAGTATTCGCTTTCAAACACATTTTCTTGAATGTTTTAATGCTTAGCATAATTTTTTCGCTTGGTCTGCCTCCTGAGAGGTTTTCCGCTTGATGGCGGAAAACTATTTGATAATCTATGTCATCCTTGAAATATTTTTCCAAGCATTTTTTAGCGCTATCTTTGCGTGTAAATCCCAGCCAGCTCCATATATCATCTAAATCAATAACGAAATCATCTGACTTATAATTCAAATAGCAGTAAAAGCTTGAAATAAATATTTGCTGTTCATCCGTTGAAAAGCTTTCCTTTAGTTTATTAATTAATCTACCTTGGTAAGGCTTTGATAATTTGGTATTAGGATTTTCCTCCATAAGTTTAACGATATTGATTGACTGAGACATTTTTTATTTTTATTAGAATATCTAATTCTTTAAGTTATTATTCGTTTTTCTTGAAAAATAAAAAATGATTTTCAAAAAAAAATCTAGGGATAATTAGTAGTTATAAAATGAACAAGAGAAAATTAACCGAAGAAGAGATTGAATTTATTGTTGATTTTGTAAAACCAAATACGCAAATTCCAAAGGAAACTGCAGCTTCAATCGTTGATTTAACGAAAAAACGCATCAAAAAACAGTTAGTAGACCAGGAAGTCTACCCTGAAATCATTCCCGAGCTTAAGAAAGAGATTGAGAAAAATTACCTACAATCCATCATTGACCCGGGGACTTCGGTGGGTATACTGTGCGCCCAGAGTATTGGAGAGAAACAAACGCAAAACTCCATTTTTTTTCACACATACATTGTGCTAAAAAAGGCCGGAAAAATTGTGAAGACAACCATAGGTGAATTTATTGAAAATGAGATGAAAAACAGCGACAAAGTATTTAGATATGACGACGACAATTATATAAAACAAGTTTCTGATATTGAAGTTCTGACTGTTTCCCAACAGGAAAAAATAGAATGGAAACATGTAAATGAACTTAGTAAGCATCCCACAAACGGTGATTTAGTGAAAATAAAAACTAAAAGCGGAAGAGACGTTACGACGACTCTATCACACTCTCACCTGAAAAAGTTTGAAGATTCCATAGTTCCGATTTTAGGATCCGAATTGAAACTCGGTGATAGAATACCTGTTATAAAAAGAATTTCAAATAATAACAACGAGAGTGATTTAGATTTCATACTTGTTTCAGACTACATTGACTACGATGAACTTGTCGGTGAATACGTTTACATCAATAAAACAAGGTTGAAAAACAAGATCAAGTTGGATAAAACGTTTGGATGGTTTATGGGTGCTTACTTATCGGAAGGAAATGTATGCACAGAACATTCCGTTGATATAACAAATGTCAATCCTGAATTTGAAGAAAATATAAGACAGTTCTGTAATATGCACGATATTGAATTCAAAACAACTAAAGAATATGGGGAAAATCCCGGAATGAAAAAAATCACACATCACATTCGCTGCTCGGTTTTATCAAAGCTAATTTTGAAACTATGCAATGAAGGTTCAAATAAGACTTTACCTGGTTTTGTATACGAGACAGACAAGAATTTCATCTCCAATCTCATAAAAGGGTACATGGATGGAAGTAGTGATATTTTCAAGGGGAAAATCCGAAGTCATTCCACTTCTGAAAATTTACTTACTGAATTAAGCATGCTATTCACTTATGTTGGAATATTTGTGAATTTAGACTATAAAAATGGTCAATTATTGATTGAAGGAGACGAGTATATAAATAAATACATCCGAGAAGTCGGGTCTGACTTCTTTTACAAAAAAGATGCACTGAATAATTTAATTGGATGCGTCATGTCATCTTACAAGGAGATAATACCAAATGACGTCAAAAAACACATCATAAGATTAAGTTCTATGTTGAATGTCAGAATGGATGCGTTAAATAAAAATATAGGGCGACGCGAGCTTGGTAAATTCATAAAGGAGTCCAAGAATCAATCCGCTCTAAAACATATCAATATTGATGAACCGTTGAAATACTGTGAAATATCATACAATGCTGATATAGTTTGGGATGAAATAGTAGAAATAGAGATTATAAAAGAACGTGACTACGATTACAAATATGTTTATGATTTTTCTGTTCACGGAAATGAAACATTCGCTTTGATGTCAGGAATTGTGGTTCATAACACACTTAATTCCATTGACTGGAAAGAACAAATCCTTTACTCTAAACACGACAAGGTGATTGTTGAACCGATCGGGAAGATGATTGATAACTTACTTGAAAAGTTCCCGAAAGAAATTGAACACATTAAGGAAAACCGCACCGAATATCTTAAACTAGAAGATGGATATTACATTCCTTCTTGTGATGATGATGGATACACAGATTGGTATAAAATTGAAGCCATTACTAGACATTTACCTGTCGGGAAACTAGTTAAAATAAAAACCCAATCCGGAAGAGAAGTCACGGCAACTCAAAGTAAGTCTTTCTTAATATGGAATCATCAAACCTTCAAGTTTGAACCTATCAATGGTTCAGATATTAAGGTTGGGGATATTGTTCCGACAACAAGTAGACTTAACAGACTTTCAACTCAAGAATATTTTCATTTGGATACGATTTTTCCAAGGGATGAATATTTATACACAGATGAAGTTGTGAAGGCGAGAAATTATAAATTGTCAGGAGAAACATGTTGGTGGAAAAATCATTATAATATAGATTTCGTTCTGCCTTATAATAGGCCGGATACTTTGTTTGGGAAACGAAGAGACTTTCTGATGTCTTGCGAACCGGGATATATTTACATGCACACTTCCAATGTTTTGGTTTCTCACATGACAGATAAAATAAAGCTTGATAATGATTTCGGATTTATCATCGGGATCTATCTCGCCGATGGGTGGGTTACAAAAACGTTTATGGGCATAAGCAAAAACAATGAAAATATTAGGAAGAGAGTAACTGATTGGTGTGATAAATATGGAATTACATATCATCTTGTTACAACTGTTGACAAATACATAAAAGGCACTAGTAATGATTTGAAAATTCATTCAACATTGCTTGCTCGGATGTTTAAAATCATTTGTGATACAGGTTCTGAGAATAAGTATATACCATCTTTCGCCTATACTGCGCCGGATGATTTCATAAGAGGTTTAATGGACGGGTATTTTTCAGGTGATGGATCGGTAAATAAAGAAAGTGGTTCCATAACTTGTTCAAGTGTTTCCGAGAACTTAATATTAGGCGTATCTTTTTTGCTTTCATATCTTGGAATATTTGGAAAATTATCATCACGTCAACAAACGAAAAACAACATTGGAAGTCAAAATATAAAAAAAATGTATAATCTAGAAATAAGTAATGATTTTGCAAAGACTTTTTCTAAAGAAATTTATCTAACTGAAAATGATAAACAGGATAGACTTTTGAATATTACAATGAATAAAGATTATATGTATGAACGAGGAAGAAGTCAGGAGGATTATCCCGAATATTTAGATGTTTATTTTGATGAAATAGTTTCAATTGATTATGTTGATGGATCAACTGAATTTGTTTATGACTTTACTGTTGAGAAAACAAACATTTTTCAACTGTACTCCGGGCTAAATTGTTTTGATACTTTTCATAGGGCGGGCCAAGGGGACAAAACTGTTACAACAGGTGTCCCACGATTTCAGGAGCTTTTGAACGCGACAAAAAGTCCGAAAATGGTAAACTGCAATGTCTACTTCAAAAAATATAGTAAGACGATTCAAGAATTACGAGAAATTGTAGGGCATAATTTAGTTTGTTTAAAACTATCTGATTTGGCCGAAAATATAGATATAAATATGAACAAAGAGGATGAGGAATGGTATGAAACGTTCAAGATATTGTACAATGATAACTTTGCGAAACACAAGGATTGTATATCAATCAAGCTAAAAAAGAATATTCTTTTCAAATATAGAATCAAGATTGAGGAGATTGCCGAACGAATAGAGAAGGAATGGGAGGATCTCCATTGCGTTTTTTCGTGCAATGAAATCGCGAGAATAGATATTTTTGTTGATATGTCAAAGATCAAATTCACTGAGACTCAGTTACTTTTCATAACAGATGAGAACGCAAACGAAATTTACATTGATGAATGTGTTTTACCTACATTAGAAAAGTTTGTTTTCTTTGGAATTCCGGATATAAAAAACATTTATTACACTAATGATTCAAAAACAGGAGAATGGTATATAGAAACCGATGGGAGTAATTTCAAGCAATTGCTGGCGCTTCCCATAATAGATATGACTAGATTACATTCTAATAATGTCTGGGATATATATTCTAACCTGGGAATTGAAGCCGCCAGAGAATTCCTTGTGAATGAGTTTGAGAGTATCATGGAAGGTATAGCGTCTTGTCACACGAAACTACTGGTTGAGAAGATGACATTCAGAGGAAACATTTCGTCTATATCCCGATACACTCTCAGAAACGATGATTGCGGTCCACTTTCAAAAGCATCGTTTGAGGAGAGTGTTGAACACATGATCAAAAGTGGTTTTGCTGGAGAAGTTGAAAAATGCATAGGAGTTTCGGCTTCTATTATATGTGGTAATAGGGCAAAGATGGGAACAGGTATGATTGACTTGAAGATTAATATTGATCAGTTGAAGAATGCAATACCAGTGTTTAGAGATAAGAGTAATGATGGTGTCGTGATTGAAAAGATGAAATCTATATAAAAAAGAAAAAAAATGTTTGTATAATATAAAAAAATGGGGAATACTCAAACAAACGAAAACAATAGTGAGATTGAAAATAAACTTCTTGACGAAACGGCAGAAAAAACTTTAAAATCTATCATGGAAAATGAAATTGAAAAGGATAACGAACGAAAAGAATTGAAAAAAAGAGGCAGAGATGTTTATAATGCTCTAGATAAAGCTCTTATTGAGCAAAAAAACGCTGAAAATTTTTTAAGAAATGAGATAGAGGGAGAAGCACGATTAAATCAACAAATTGAAATGAAAAAAAGAAGTGAAGGTGTTAAAGAACTTAAAGATAATTATAAAAAAGTTTCTGATGCAATTGAAAATGCCGCCAAACCAGACCAAAAGTATATTGAAACTTCTAAGAATAAAAGACAAAGAATATCAGATGGCAAAAAACGAAAATCAAAAACAAAATCCACTCGTAAAAATAAAAAAAAAAATAAGAATTAATGGGTTTACTTAGAATGGTTTATTTAGAATTGATGATGAGATTTCTTAACAAATAACTTGTTAAGAAAAACTAAATATACTTAGGCTAGAGATAAATATATTATCAAGTACTGTTTGCATACACTGGCAAATTATAGTTTAACCATCCAGCTATATTCACATTACTAATCGGAGATATTCCATATCCATATTTAATGGATGTCACGTTATAACCTAATAGTCTCAATAAAACCATTGCTTGAGAACTTGTGTGTCCAACATAACAAATCAGAAATATTTTTTTTTTTTTAGGAAGTTTGTTGATATTTTCTTCTTTCAATAAATCTAACCAGAATATATTTATAGAATTTTTTATATGATATTGAGAGAAGACATCTTCCTTTCTTAAATCTATTAAAACAAAATCTTTATTGTCTCCGCTTTCTAACCGTTTATAATAATTCTTGTAAAAGTCAGTCGGAAGAATATAGTTCCAATCATCTTTTGTATTACTTATATATTTTTGACACTTATTTAGAATGGACTTCTTTTTCGGAGATCGCATTTTTATTAATGCAAAAATAAAAAAAATAAAAAATAACATTAAAACTAAAATAATCCATTCCATTTTATTTATTAGAAATAATAAATAAATTTTAATAAATCCTACTATCATGAAGAAAAAACAACTATAATTAAACTAAGAACCAATTATCATCTAATATTGAACAATCCCTTGTAAAGTTATAAATGGAAGAATGTTAAGAAAAACGATGTGACATCAAATTAGTATTCATATTCTAAATAATCATATACATCTTCAAATGCTTCTATAATTTTCGGACTGGTTTCTGTTTTAAACGGTATGCAAACATTAAGGGAAGTTCCGAATCTTCCATAATACTCACAATCTCCACAGCTGCAAAAATGTCCACAACACTGATCATCTCTAGAATGAAGAATAATTTCTCTATCCTTCAGATTAAATGTTAAACCATTACTATTATAACGAGACTGTTTGAAATCAAATGTCAGAGTCTCATCCTTTGAATTGTAATACAATCGTCGGTTCAATGTTAGATCAGTCCTGTCTTGATTAGCATAAATTTGGTCTATCTTTTCTTTTGACTTGTCGACAATTTCATTGATCTTTTCTGGATTTTTCAGAACTGAAATGAACTTTTTCAAGTTTTTTCTGTCAAATCTATTCATGAAGAAAGTCATCATCGTTTCAAACTTATACTGTAAGTTTGGTCCATAGATCGTCCTGAATTTAATTTTGAATTCCCCCGTTATATTTTCACAGACACATCCATAGCTGATAAGACAGTCATCGTCGTGAATATCATCCTCGCGCTTATTAAACAATTCATACTCAAAATTAAAAGACATTTCAGGTTTGTGAATGTGAAAAGAAACTTTATATCTAAAATTCATTTTTTCCAACTTATGGAATACATTCTTAAAGAATACGTAAATATAAAAATAAAAAAAATGACATGTTATATAACATCATATTATGATATTGGTCGCGATAAATGGAATAATAAATTCTCAAGAACTTTTGAAGATTACATCCATTCCTTTGAACCATTTATTGATTTATTTAATTCAGATGATTGTCAAGAGGATGAAATGATTGTTTTCATTGATGAAAAATACTACGACAAACTAAATAATCTGATAGAATCTAAAAAGATTGATGTTAATATAACTCTAATTATCCTAAACGAGAATATAATGAATGAACTGCCTATGTGGAAAACATTGAACCGAGAAGAAGAAATCATGACTCAAACCTCGTTTAGACAGCTACTCTTTAGTCGGGTAATTTATCCTGAACACAACTACCCAAAATACACGTTAATTAATCACTGTAAAATAGATTTGGTTTGTAGAGCGATTGAATCCAATCTTTCAAAACATGATATTTATGCGTGGGTTGACTTTGGATTTTTTAGCGACAGGGATAACATCCCCGATAGACTTCTAGACATCACTAAATTTAACTTGGATAAAATAAACTACACATTAATTAATCCGATCGAAGAATTGGTTCATAGCGATATTTATTTTAATTTGAAATATGCACCTGAAGTCATTGGAGGATTCTTTTTCCTTGGTTCAAAAAATAAAATGCTAGAGTATCAACAAATATATCACATGATGCTTGATTATTTCCAGAATACATTATCAATTTGTGATGATGATCAACATTTAGCACTACAATGTTATTTCAAACGTCCGGATCTGTTTTCATTAAATACTGAGAATTATGGTTGGCACAAAGTTTTGAAGGCGAATGAGAAATTGGAGTCTTCCGAAAATAAGATCAAAGTCATATCATTTTGTCTTTGGGGTGATGAGAAAAAATATACGGTTGGATTGGTTGAGAATATAAAATTGGCGGCGATGTTATATCCAGATTGGATTTGCTGGGTTTACGTGCATGAACTTTCAGTAAATAAATATTACATTAAGCATTTACAACAGCTATTTCCAACGAATCTTAAAATAATTTTCAAAAAGGATATTGAAATAAGAAGTACGAGATTTATGCTTTGGAGATTAGAACCTATACTTGATTTTAATGTAGAGAGATTTATTTCCAGAGATATTGATACACGAATACAGATACGCGAAGTTTTAGTCGTCAATGAATGGGTAAAGTCCAATAAAATATTACATATAATAAGAGATCACCCACAGCATTATCCAAAGATTTTGGGTGGTATGTATGGAGTAAAATGCACAAAGAAATTAAGGGAGATAAATTGGATTGATGAAATAGAGGCGTTCTATTTAGAGAATGGCGAATCAGCTGATGATCAACATTTTCTTGAAAAATCTTTGTATGAACAGAATAAAAGTGTTGATAGAATTATTCATGATGAGATTAAAAAATATGAAGGTGATGAATGTAAATCATTCCCCATCAAGTTTGAACAGAATGGTCATTTTGTCGGTTGCTACATATATGAAGATGAATCAACAGATTCTCAAACGGCGAATGTTTTATTGAATTGGTTAAAACATAATCTACCTCATAGGATATCATCGTCTTCTGTGACTCTATACGATAAATTGAAGTTCATAAGTGAACGAATTTCTTCTATTTATATTGTGCATTATACAAAATTAACCGCAAGGAAAATCAATATGAATAATGAATTAAACAGAAATTTTCTAAACTATTTCTTTAAAATCAAATGGGTTGAACAGTTTGATCGGGAGGTTCTTACGGAGGAAATTATAAATAATGAATTTGAATATGATCCTGTTGTTTTGAATCGCGGAATGACATTAGGTGAAATGGCGAATGGATTGGCTCATAGATATATTTATAATGAGATATACGAAAATGACGAACTGGCGATTGTTTTTGAAGATGATACAATGTTTAAGCCTGATTTTATTCATCATCTCTATTATATACTAAATCATTTACCAGACGACTTTGAAAGCATTTGCTTAGGCGGGCCAACAAAAGTTGAGGTTTATCCCGAAAAATTATCTGAAAATTCCATAAGAAATAATTTTAGCAGTGAAGATATTACGTTTCATAAATGTGTGTCAAAAGCACCATGTACTTTATCTTCAATGTTTTATTCAAAAAAGGCAGTAGAGAAGATACTCAATTCTAAATACATCAAGAAGATGTCGGCGCCATCGGATCATTTACAATGGCATTGTAATTCCGATCAAAATGTCAATATATATTTAGCGCAACCATGGATAACGTATGAATCTTCAAAAAATGGAACATTTGAAACTTCTATGGATAGGGGATTCTGATCATCATGACAAGCTCCCTCCTCAAAGGTTATTGGTTAATCAAGCACATGGATAACCACTTTGTGGGTTTAAACATTTTCTATAAATGTACCCCCCCGGGTCCTCATTATAGCGACAGCAATTAGTTTCACACTGATTACTTAAGGCGTAAACAGCAGCTGACGAACCACAATATGAACCAGCCGGAATCTTACAAGCATTCTCGTAACTAGAATTAATTCTACCATCAACAATCGTTGTTGGATTCCAAATATAACTATAACTTGTAGAGCCTAAGTCTGTCGTAAGAAGACCATTGTCAGATCGCCATGTTGAACTTGGGCATCTAATTAATCCTCCTTTTCCACCCGGGCAATAAAAATCTTTTGGACATTGTATTTGTTGTGATGAAGGAGATGTGATATAATAACCTTCTGAAATATTTTTGCAACTTGGTTGTCCATTTTGATCTTGATATTGTCCATCCAGACATTTTGTAGGCTCGTAATTTCCACCAGGGCAATAGTTACCAGCTGGACAAATGACAGGTGTTGAATTCTTGCCATTTGGACAATAATAACCAGCCGGGCATTTGTATTTTGATCCCAGAGATGAAATTCCATTTTCGTTGCAAAAATAACCTCTTGGACAAGGAATCGGTTCTTGATCTTTTCCTGTTGGACAATAATATCCTATAGGACATTCTAGCTCTGAACTCATACCGGTTTTTTTGCAATAGTATCCTGGCTGACATGGAACAGGCGGCCAATTACCGCCTTTGCTACAATAATGTCCTATAGGACATTTATTCGTTTCGTTAAAACTTGTGAGTTTTTCCTCTTTGCAATAATAGCCTATTGGACAAGGAACTTTCCTCGTCGGGTCACTACAATAAAAACCTGCTGGACAGTTAATCTCAGACGATGTTCCGGCTTTACAATATGAACCAGTTTTACATTCTACAGCAGATCGATAGTCACCACTTGGGCAATAATAACCAACTGGACAATTATTATTAATTTCAGGCTCATCATTATTAAATAACGTTACTGCACTGTCAAACTTGCTTTCATCAAATATTTTATCTGAAAAAAAATTGTTCCAGTATAGGATGAAAGCAACCGCGCCCAATAAAACGCAAAAACTAAAAACTTCAAAAACTTTTAATGTCGTAGAAGTTTTTTCTTGATGGAAAGCCACAATGAACAATAATAGTAAAATGGTTATGAAACTGATAATAGAGGCCCAAATTATTTTGTTGTAATTTGGTTTATTTATAAAAAAACTATCGGTTGAAGAATTAGATGAACTATAATCAACAGTCAAAGATGGAGACTCTGTTTGTTCATTACCAGACGATGATGTCGTTACATTATCACCTGATCCTGATATTGTTGTGATAACTTTGCAATCATTAATCTGCAAGTTGTTATCTACACCTCCTATATTTTGTTTGATTTCATTTATCTGAACACACGGCGGACATTTATTTGTCGAAACTTTAATCTCTTCGGTTTTATATCCAGAACCTCTGCAAGTGGGTAAGACACAAGCAACACCCAGATGTCTAATTTCTTTTGAAACGTCTTCTTCGTCTAAATTTTTTTTTCCAATTATTGTGCCATTCTCATAAAAACAATTACAATTAGAATCTGATGAACCATATTGTGGATATACAAGTTTGCAACTTTTTGATACAAAATTATCACATCGGGTTTTTAAATCCGGATTAAGTGTTGTGTCACAGAAAGAATAGCAAATATCATCTTCCAATATAGGTTCAAGTGGAAAATATTTATTCTTTTGTTCACAATATTCCATTATTGAGATTGCACAAATTGGGTCTTTTGTATTCGGAATTATCTTTGAGCAATTATCTATACAATCTTTTTTTTTCAAATTGTCTCCGACACAGAAATGTGACAGAGTACTTAAATATTGATTATTTGCTTCTAGAGCACCACTTTTAAGCCATTTAATACATTCTGAATCATTTTTAAAATTATCATATGTTTTGCATGTATCTTTGCTCATATTTTATTTATTATTTTTTTATTATTTTTTTTTAATTAAATATATTATATACATATAAATTAAAAAAAAATGAGTTCAAATATATGTGATTTTGAAGATGACCCATCATCTCGTTGTTCTGAAGATCTAAAAAAAGAAGTTGATGTTAAGACGACTTGTGAAAAAATTAAAAATGAATATGATGTATTGGTTGAACAAGCTAAAATTGCGGGAGAAGTCCTTACTAGTTTTACTTTACCCGGCTTTTTAAAATCATTAGGAGCAAGTAATAAAGTTAGTTCAAAAATGAAATCTGTAATTGAAAATTTTCAAAGACAAATACAAATTGTTGACACTACTCAAACATGTGAAAATGCTGTTAACCTTATACAAAGTAATAAAATAACTCTTTCAGATAAGTGTCGAGATTATCAAATAGAGATGGCCAAATTATTGAAAGATAGTCCGTATTTAGGTCAATTTTTGGTAAGTACTGAATTCAAAAATCTTAGACAGAAAAATGAATCTGAAGTTAGACAGCAATGTGTTTTACAAACATATATAGCAACAGCTCTGAAAATGGACGCATCAATTGAAAGTGCAGCATTAGTAAAATTTTTACAAAAATCATCAGATTTAATGGCAAGCAATGAAGCTGATACAGAAATTTGCAATAATATAAGATCTGAAATGAATTCATGTCAGTATGTGAAGACTAATTTATGTTGTAATAATAAATTTAATCTAACTCAGCAAAATTTGGTTGAGTGTCCTGCAAATAATATATCTCAAGAAAATTCCAAAACAGCTTTGCAAATTTGTAATTTAGCCGGTACCACAACTGTTGATGCCGGTTTAACTACAAAACTTAAATCTAGTCTTTCGCTTAGTGTTTCACAAACTGCGACAGGCACAAGTATGATGTGGTTTGTGATATTTATAGCATTATTTATTCTAGGACCTCCATTGGGAGTCGGTTTATTTTCATTATTTCTGCCAAAGGAAATAGTAGTTGCTTTCTTTGGTATTATATGTATAGTCATCGGGATAGTTCTTTGGAATATTTATAAACCACTTCCATCGCCTCCAGAATTTATCAATAAAACAAGAGATAAACCCATTTTTGCCGCAAAAGATTATAGACCAAATAGTAGTTATAAACCAACAGCACAAACCGAAATTAAATCGATTAAATATGGCGCTGCAAAAAAAATATGTCTGGATGATAAAAATTGTCGCGCCATGGATTTTTCAATTACAAAAATAAAAGATAATGAAGAAATTACTGATGACAATGTAGGTATTCCTGTTTTTTATAATTCTATAAAAGATGAATATTGCGAGGAAGATATAGAAGATAAAAAGAATACATATTTTACAAGCTATAAATATCCAACACCAACTCCTTATGATATCTATGGAAAAATTTTAATAGGTGTGGGTGCTGTTTTAATTTTAATGGCTATGTATTTATTATTCAAATCATCCAAGAGTAAAACAAATACAAGAATATAGAAAAATGTAAATAAATATCCAAAGATTTTTTTCTTAACATTTTTTTGCGTTAAGAAAAAAAAATAAATTGTTAAATATAATAAATATGAATGGAAAAAAATTAATAGCAGCAGTATGCGTTGCAATTATAATAATTGCCGCAATTGCTATAGGAATATCTTTTTCACTGGGTTCAAGTTCTTCGTCAGGTTCTTCTTCAGGTTCAGGTTCTTCTTCAGGTTCTTCTTCAGGGTCTTCTTCAGGTTCAGGGTCTTCTTCAGGTTCTTCTTCAGGTTCTTCTTCAGGTTCTTCTTCAGGTTCTTCTTCAGGTTCTTCCGGCTCACAAGATAAATGCATTACCGATATGTATGTTAGAAAAAATAAATGTGAAGCCTGTCCAGCCGGAACAACTAGACTGGCTGGAGACGATCCGTTAGGACCAGATACTAAATGTAACGATGTTATATGTGAAAAAAATGAAAAAGTTTTAAATCATTTTTGCGTTGATTGCGAACCAGGAAAAATTTCCAGCGCAGGATCAATAGCGTCTGGTGAAGATACAAAGTGTGAGATAGATTACTGTCCTCTGAATCATTATGTTTTAGATCATATCTGTAAACCTTGTCCGGTTGGACAGATTTCTGCTCGGGCCGATCGTTCGGGTGATAATATAAATAATTGCATGGATGTGTTTTGTTTGAAAGATGAATATGTTTCTTCAGAAAATGTTTGCAAACCTTGTCCGCCTGGGACAACTAATTCAGCAGGAGACAATCCAAAAAGCAACCCTACTAAATGTGATGATACTTTATGTCCTGAAAATTATTATGTTTATAATAATAAATGTGTTAAATGCGAACCTGGTTATATATCCGTTGCCGGATCAAAAGCATCGGGATCCAATACAGTTTGCACACCAAATTTTTACTGTAAAGCAAATGAAAAAGTTGTGGATAATATATGTGTTCCTTGTGAGCCTGGAACAACATCATCTGCTGGATCTAGTTCAACGGGACCTAACACAAGTTGTAATTATACTAGTTCATTTGACGACTTGTCTCTTGCTAATGGGGAAACTATTTTGAACTCATCAAAAGTACCATTGAAGTTGCCTTCTGGTGTATATAGCAATTTCAAGGGCACTTTTGTTTTATATTCGTCGGGGATTGCGAATGGATTTCTGACGATTGGAATTAAAAATAAAGACCAAACAAAGTGGTCTGTTGAAATCAGAGATGATGTTGGAACAGGCGGAAAAAGATTTTCATTTAATAATTATTTTCCTGATGGCGGCATCGTAGTTAAAAGTGATGACATTTTGTATTTAAATATTAGAAATGGTTCGCAACAAGGTTCCCAAAACGATGGTATATACACTATAAAATACGGAACTATAACTTTTGATAATAGCAAAACAGTTAGCTGTCAAACAGGTTATTATTATTTTCATCAAACTAATACATGTACAATTTGTCCTGCAGGTTCTTTTTGTGATTCGCAAAATTCATTTATTTGCCCCACAGGTTCATTTCAAAATACAACTGGACAAACAAGTTGTAAATCACCAAACAGTGGTTATTACGTAAATGCAGAAAGAAATTCAGCTTTAGAATGCCCCATCGGTCATTATTGTATAAATGGAAATAAAATTCAATGCTCTACAGGTTACTATCAGGATGAAACACGTAAAAATAGCTGTAAAACTGCAAATACTGGTTATTATATAAACGCAGAAAGAACTTCTGCTTTGATATGTCCATCGGGTTATTATTGTCAGACTGGGGCCAGAATCCCGTGTCCAAAATGTACTTATCAAGATTTGAATGGACAAACATCTTGTAAAACTTGCGAGTCGGGTAATTACCAACCTTATACAGGAAAATCATCCTGTAATTATTGCTTGATTGGTTTCTATTACGACAAGACTGAGAAAAAATGCAAACAATGTCCTGCTGGATATTATTGTCCTGGATCTTCCCAGGCAATTGATGGATATTCTTGTCCATCCGGCAATGAAATTATTAGACAGAGATATTCATCAGATGAAATAGCAGAAATAAAACGATGTCCATTAGGTATGTATAATGAGAACGACCCAGACACACTAACTATAGGAAGTGGTGTCCAATTAACATCTCAACCAGGAAGCGACGATATGTCAGAATGTAAACTTCCTCTAAGAGCAAAATGTGGTCATTATTATTCTGCCAATACAAACTATTATGGATTTAGCTCTCATTGTGATAGTGGTTGTTGTGCTTCGGATTGGGGTGCATATACTAAAACATGTCAAGTAAATATCAACGGCAAAGGAGATGCTTCTTTGGGATTGTTGAATAATAAAGCAAATGATCCTAATTGGTATCCAAAATGCTGGGTTGGAACCGGCGGAGCATATGAATAAATATATTTCTCACAGTATAGGAATATATGATTCATCTATATTTTCAAGAAATTTTCTTAAAAATATTAAATGATAACATAATAATAAAATGAATTTAGGATTTGAACAAGGATTTGCAAAAATTTCAAACAATGATACGTTTAACAAAAATGATGAAAAAGGAATTACATTCATACTTAATTTCTTTGTAATCATCTCTTTATTTATTTTCATTTGCGTTGCGAGAAAGACAAGATATATTTTAAGAATATTATTAACTCTATTTGTCGTTCTATTAATCGCAAATATTTATTACTATTCAAGACAGCATAATAAAATACATTTACTTTACGCATTTTCATATATAATTAGTTCATCAGTTAAAACACCAGAGTTTCTAAACTTAGACAAGTATTTCAAAAATCATTTGAAATTTGAAAATGACTATCCCATAATAAAAAATGAAGTTATCCATTTTATAGATACCGAAGGAATCAAAAATGTTTCATTGACACGGGATTCATTTGGTGGGGAAAATAGCTATATTGGAAGCGATGTTAAAACCGACGAGAGTGGAAATGAAACAGGGTGGAGATTAATGACTCTGAAAGTAGGTGATGAAATAACAGGTAAATGCCAAAAGCATCTTCCATGTATAACTAAGATTTTGAAAAAACATCCTGAGATTGTATCTTGTGTTTTAAGCATATTGGAACCAGGTGTGATGATACCCATTCATGTTGGATATTATAAAGGAATCATGAGATATATGTTACCACTTGTAGTTCCCGATGATAGAGAGAATTGTTTTTTGTGGGTAAATGGATTGAAATATTCATGGACAGAAGGAAAAGGAGTATTATGGGACGATATTTATCCACACAAAGTATATAATAATACAAATCAAAACAGAATATTGCTTTATATGGATGTAATAAGACCAATTGATGGATTTCTTGGTGTTTTGAACTCAACGGTTATCAAACTGATTCAGAATTCCGACATCGTCAAGGAAGAAATAAAACGAACGGAATATAAAATTTCAATAAAAAAGTAATGAAATAAACTTAGAAATAATTACATTCAAACGAGATGCGAACGACGCTAATTTATTATGACATCATAATAAATTATATATGATTAACTAGTTCTTTGGCAAACTTTTTAGAATCATTTTTCATTAATTTTATATCTTCTTCTGCTTCTATTAATCTTTCATCACAAACATCATCATTTCCAGGTATTACACCTTGTTCTTCAAGTAATTTTATTTCTTCATATTTTTCATTATTATCATCATGTAATTTTTCCATGTCATTTTCTAATCTTTTGAAATGAGATGAATCTCGTTTATATCCTCTCTGATGTTCTTCTAATTCTTCTATTTTTTCTTCATTTAATTGAATTTCTAGTTTCAAATCTTTTAAACGATTGGATTTTTCTTTTCTTTTATAATCTTTAATTATAAGTTCTGTTGCTTTTTTAGAAGCTAATGGTTCAATTGTTTTAGCGAGTTTCTGACATTGAGGGTCTCTTATAACAGAACCTGAATTATCTTTATATGAAAAAATCGATCTTGCAACATCAGCACATGATATTAGTTTAGTTCCATCACTTTCAGTAAAACAAGGAGCAACGATTCTAGCTATTGATTTTTGACCTTCTAATAAATCATAAGGATGAATATTTTCTAAAGCAGATTCAACATTTTTAGTGAATTTATCAATATTTAGAATTCCAAGATTATTTGTTATATTTGTTGTTGTATTGTTTTTGGGTTGTAATGCTAATTTATGTACTAGATCTTTATCTTGTTTATAAAGTTCTATTTGAGATCTATATGATATTACTTGTTCTTTTAATGATGTAATCTCTACATCTTTATCTTGTTTATAAAGTTCTATTTGAGATCTATATGATATTACTTGTTCTTTTAATGATGTAATCTCTACATCTTTTTCATTTAATTGTTTTTTCAATTCTTCTACTTGATTTATTACAATATAAATACAGCCTTTTTCATGTCTACTTAAATTACTTTTTTGAGAAAATAATTTCTCACATCCTTTACATTTATATATATTATCTATGGTTTTATTTTGTTTTTCAAGGCAATATTTAGCAGTTTTTTGATGATTTTTTAATATACCTTCTGTATTAAAGCTTTTTTGACAAAATTCACAAATTAATTCCATTTTATTGTAAGTAAGTTATTTTTAAATTTGAATTTGTTTTTTTTCGTTTAATGAAGAAAAATGAAGAAAAATGAAGAAAAATGAAGAAAAATGAAGAAAAATGAAGAAAAATGAAGAAAAATGAAGAAAAATGAAGAAAATTTCGCATCTCTTCTTTTTTTTGTAAAAACACAAAATCTTGTGTGTGTTGAGAATTTTATTCTATAATGATTTTTTAATTTTTTTTTGAAATGACATGCGAAAAATCTGTACTATCAAAAAAATAATTTTCATTTCAAAAAAAATAATTTCAAAATTTTTATATTTGCAAAAAAAAATCTACAGAAACTTTTTTTTGTGTTTGGAACTTCATAAGTATGCACATTGTCTCCTGACAACAATTTTGATTCCAATTCTTATTATTGAAATCTAATTTAAATACAAAGTCCAATGTCGAAAAAAAAACTATGATGAAAATTTCGTTTTTATTAAATATACTGTTCTATATATCAATTGCGCTGATTGTAATTTTATTATATATGTATGATGATGAACAAGACGAGAAAAATATAAAAAAATATTTTGCGACGTTCGGGGACACTAAAAGTCGCTATAATAATTCAAGAATGAGAATAGTTTCTGAAGCCAGAGATTTAAATTACTTTGATGACATTTTTGAATATAGTGAAAAAAGTCCTGAGCTTTTTAATTTCTTTGAAGAACATAAAAAATTCTTTGAAATTCATAAACGCGGTTATGGTTACTGGCTTTGGAAATTTTACATAGTTCTTGAAACATTCAAAAAAATCAATTACGGAGATGTTATATTATATGCAGATTCAGGTTGACGTTATCAAAAAATGGAATCCGGCGATTGAATGAATATATTGAATTGGCCAGTGAAAAGAAACTTGTCGTTTTCAGACTACAATACCCAGAATTTAATTATACTAAAGGTGATGTATTGGATGAAACGAAATGCGATGAGCAATGTTTTAACGGCAATCAAATCATGGCAACTGCATTTATCGTCAAAAAATGTCCGGAGATGGAGATTTTTTTTGAATCACTTTACGAAACGTGTATTAAATATAATTACAAATTAATTACTGATGAGCCTTCAAAAATTCTTAATAAAAACGGTTTTGTTGAACATAGACATGATCAGAGCATTTTTAGCACAATGATTAAAACAAAACTTACTGAAAATGACGATGTTGTTATTCTCGGTAACGAAGTTGATATTCATCCTTCTAGAATGATATTACCTTATGAAGGCGCTATATTCCCAATTACCGCAACTCGTAAGTAATTATTCTACATAAATTCTTTTCTCGCCAGACTGGGATATTAAAAAATATAAATATAAAAAAAAAATAATAAATAAAGAAAAATATGGAAAACGATATATTAGATTTTATTCCATCATATTCAAATATTCACAATTTTGACTTAGATTTTATGAATCCATATTCCAATTTCAATCAATCAACATTTCTAAAAAAGGAATTTAACGAGGAACAGATTTCCCGTGTTGAAATTCCAAATCCAGAAGAAAAACTATTCAAGAGTCAGAAATTCATTATGAAATTTCTATCATCATATACTCCATATGATCAGCTGTTGATTTTTTTTGATATGGGAGTCGGCAAAAGCCGAGCATCCATCGGCGCAATAGAAAATATATTGAAAAATGAAAAGTCAAGCTTTGAAGGTGCCATAATTATAGCAAAGGGAACTTCCATGCTTGACAGTTATAAACGGGAAATCCTAGACTACGAAAATTCATACTATCCAGAGAACTACGCCAGTTTATCAAGTGAAGTCTACAAAAGACGTTTGAATGCATCCTTAAAAAAGAATTATAGCTTTGAGACCTTTATAACTTTTGCAAATCTGTTAAGTAATTATAACATTGAAACCATACAACAGAAATACTCCAATAAAATTATAGTAATAGATGAAATCCATAACATCAGAGAGGATCTCACTAAAAATACATCAAATATCTGGTATGAAGACAAAGGAAAGAAAACGTGGTTCAATCCATTATCAAATATAGAGACCAATATTAAACCTAAAAATATTAACAGAAGCTGGGAGGTTACAAAGGACAAGGATAATAGATTCAAATACACACATGCAAAGTCAAATAATCCTCCTCAATATCACCATCCATATGAAACCAATCCATACAAGGAATTTCATCGTCTTCTTCACCATGTGAAAAACTGTAAGATTATTTTGCTCTCAGGAACTCCCATGAAAGATAGTTTCCAAGAAATTGCAAGTGTGATGAATTTAATATTGCCGTTAAATGAACAATTGCCAACAAAAAAGGACTTTATAAATTATTTCTTTTCAAAGAACGGTAGCTTCTATACAATTAAAGATGACGAGAAAAAGCAAGAATTAAAGTCTAAATTCAAAGGACGAGTGGCATATTTGAAATCTATATCATCGGAAATAAAAAAAACATTTGTAGGAGAGAAAATGAAACCGCTTAAATATTTCACGGTTTTCCCAGTGAAAATGTCTGATGAGCAGACTGAAGTCTACAAAGTTGCTTATGAGAAAGATGGCAAGGGTAAGAAAAATGATGACGATATTGAAGATTTATCAACTCAAAATGATAGTGATGATGAAAGATTTGAAATATCTGAAGAAGATGAAAGTTTTTCACATGAAGACGATAAAGAACACGAAGAACACGAAAAGGAAGACGAAAAGGAAGATGAAAAGGAAGACGAAGTTGTTATAGAAGAAAAGGAAGATGACGATGATGAAATGTTAGTTACTTTAGGTGATAAAAAGCTAAAACGATTATTCAAGATGAAAAATGCAAACCATGAAAATGTTGATATAAGTAAGTTGAAAATCACAAAAGAATCAATTTATAGTATAACACCTTGGCATGAGGCTGATAAAATATCAAAAAAGATTAAGGACTTTTACGAAGACCGAAATGAATTTGATATAATAATCACTGATGCAACATCAAATATAGGTGGAAACACCATAAGTTTTCTCAATAATGGTATAGATACTGTAAATTCTGTTGAAATAAAACCAACAACATGTGAAATTCTAAAGCACAATATTGATTTATATGGATATAATACTCTGAATGTTATTTGCGAAGATTATTTGAAAGTATTTAGAAGTTTGAAACAAGATTGCGTATTTTTTGACCCGCCGTGGGGAGGAAAAGAATACCTTGATAAAGATGTGATGGATTTGTTTTTAAGTGACGTGAATGTTATTGATGTGATAAAAGAATTGATTGAAAAAGATATGGCTTCCTTGGTTGTATTAAAAGCACCAAAGAATTATAATGAGGAAAAACTTAAATCAGATTTGAATAACTGTGAAATTATAAAAATGCCTCTATTTCGCCGGGATGTGCTTTCATATAATGTATTTTTCATCAAGAAAGGTGAACCCATCGCAGATAATAATAGAATGATCCGAAATATTTACAAGCCAAGATTTGAATCAAGTGAATTGAATCAAGTTAAGAAAACCTTATTTGATGATGGTGCAAAAGATAAAACGGATTCATCATTTTATTACCATTCACGACATTCATCTCTATTTGTTTTCCCGGATGGTAGTTATGGAGACGTCGGATTCAAAAAATACGTCAAGGAAGATGGAGATGGATTTAAATTCACAAAAGAGATGAATGATCTCTTAAGTGGTGATGACAATGAAAAAAAATTACGAAAGCTAGAAAAATACTCTTCTAAATATGCGACAATTATAAGAAAACTACTTGATGCTTATGAGAATAAAAAATCATCATTCGTATATTGCAATTCCGTTTCTGGTGGAGGATTGATTGTCTTTTCACTTCTATTGAAAAAGTTTGGATTTTCACAAAGCACAGGTAGTGAGATATCAAAAAAGAAGCGATTCGCACTTTTCTTGACTGGAAAAACTAATTTTGAATACTTGAAACAGACATTTAATGATCCAAAGAATAAATATGGCGAGTATATTAGTGTTGTTCTAGGTTCAAGATCAATTTCTGAAGGATATTCATTTAAAAATATTCAGGAAGAGCACATTATCACACCACATTATAACTACGCTGAGATAGATCAAGCAATCGCCAGAGGATTTCGTTATAAATCTCACACAGTCTTGATTAATGATTGCAAGCAGCAATTAAATGATTCTGGATATAATTTCAATTTAGAAACCGACGATGACATACAAGAAGTAATTGAAGCTTGTAAAAAAGAAAAAATTCACTTCCCTGAATTAAATATCTATCAGTATGTTTCTATTCCAAATGATAGGAATACACCATCCGTTGATTTAGAGTTTTATAGGATTTCAGAAATCAAGGATGTTAACATTAAGCGTGTTGAGAGAATAATAAAAGAATCGGCCGTGGACTGTCAATTGAATAAAGAACGTAATTTAATAAGAGGATACGATATGTTGAGAGAATGTGATTATATTGATTGTCAGTATCAATGCGATGATTATGTGCCTGGAAAAAAATTGCGATTAGATTATTCAAGTGATTTCGCGTATTACTTTAAAAAATCAAAACGATATAGAGAATTAAAGAGTGCGATAGTTGATATATTTAAAAAGACATTCAAAATCCATTTTTCAATTCTAAAGAAGCAATTTCCAGAGGAAAGGAGTTTATATATTATACAAGTATTAAATGACCTTATTTCAAAAAAGGATATCATTATCAATAAATATGGAATCCCGTGCTATTTACAAGAGGATGGTAATGTATTTTTTCTGACAGATAATTTCTCATGTCAAAATGCGCTAATGGAATATTATACTAGAAATCCGAATATTATAAAAGATTCATATTCTTTTGAGGATGCATTTAATGATGTCATCAAAGAGAATGTCCCAGGATTGATTGATAGATTATTTTCCATTAAGGAGGATGATAAAAACTTTGAAAGCAAGATTGTGAATTTATTGAATAAGATAGATGAGACATACCAAGAAATGCTATTAGAAAGCTGTATATTTGCGGAGGAGCGAAACACATCTGAAAATGAGTTCTATCGTAAATATCTATTGAGTAAATTTTTTTCAGGTAAGTATAAAAAGTTTGAGAATGGAGTTTATATTTCGTGGTTATTGTATAATGACAAATTGAAGAATTACGATTCGTTGAGATATATGGTTAGTATGGAGGATGGATGGAACGATGTAGATATTGAAAACAACGGGGATATAATTGAAATGTTTGAAAACAAGAATGAAACTAAAGATGTTGAGCAAATAAAAAACAACCCTTATGGATATTATGGATATTATGAAAAGGATAAAAAGAGTGATGCCATCAATTTCAAAATCATAAAGATCCTGAAGGAGAAAACCACCAAGAAGAATAAGATTCCATCGGGTAAAGTATGTTCAACATATGAAATGTTTGATTTAATTGACATATTGAATGCTTTTGAAGTTAAGCCGCCGATAAATATAGATGATAAAAAACGCTGGAAGCAAATCAAGAAAATGGATCTAGACGAGCTAAAGAATTCATTGAAGAAGGTTAAATTAAAAGATAAGATTAAAGGAATGACGGACGAAAAGCTAATCCGAAGATACGTTTATTGGTATGATTTGGATCGCAAAGATATATGTGAGAAAATTAGCGAAGTGATGAAAGAAAAGGGTCTTATATTGTAAAAATAAATATTTTTCTTAACCTAAAAACAAGGTTAAGAAAAAAAAAATATGGCATCAAATCATTTCAGATTTGAAATAATTCTAAACTCTTTCTTGTACTTGAAATCCTGACCTTTGCCCAAAAATGATACACATTTTGTATTTGAACCATCAAAAGTTTTAATGAAATCTTCATTATTAATAAAGTCATCTAGATTTGGGATATCAGTTTCAACTACTTGATCTACAAAAGAAGTTTTGGAATGTTCTATACCATTATCAAGAAATTTAGCAACAACTTCACTTACTGATTTACCTTTGATGTCAAAGCCAGGTGAGGGTAATATTCTATTATTTACAATAGATTTAAATTTATCATCATAACTAAATTTATTGTCTTCATAAGTTATAATTTCGTCTTCCCAATTAAATTTTTTATCATTATAAGTTTCTTCATTGTAAATGTAAAATAAATTTTCCGATAACAAAAATAAAATTATATGTCCATTATTCTCAATAATATTTTTCTTGTCATCATCCGTCAGATCTTTGTTAAGTTTGTTTCTCAGAATTATTGAAAAATAAACACTTAGAACAGCAAATAAATGAATGTAATTAACATTATTATTAAATTTCACCTCTAGATTTTCAACGAAAGCACCTAGTTTTTTCATGCTATCTAAAATATAATTCTTAATTTCTTCTTCTGTTTTATAAATAATATCTGAACCTTTTATTTTATAATTGAAGTTATTGTAATTGACTCCTCTAAAAATTTCTTTATCTCTATATTTATATATCATAAACTTGATCATATTTTTATAGTTCTCATTTCTCGCATTTTTGCAAATAATTATTGAATCCAAACCGTCATTGGTTTGTTTTTCATCTTCTGTAGATATAGGCTTTTCAACAATATTTGGTTTGTTAATTATTGAACCTGCTATTTCATCAATAGTTTTATTTTCAATCTCAAAAGACTCTAAAGACTCTAAAGAAGGTGTTGTTTGTTTAATTGTAAAAGACAAAATAAACGACAATAAAAGTAATACAACTACACAAATTGCAACGCCTTTATCAAATGATGGATTCTTCGTTGACCATTTAACTTCTGGATAAAAGAATGTATTTATTCCAAATAAAATTGTCAGAACTAATGTTAATATACTTATGAAAGCATAAGGTCCACTCCATATCAAACCTACTACTAATATAGTGGCAACTAATTGAGCAACTCCTAAATCAGTTGCGCCAACATAAAACTTGTCTATACCTAATGGTCCGAACAATGTCGCCAAAATCAAAGCTACTCCTTTAGAATACTCACTCATATTATATAATTTATTATATATAATAAATCTTAATTTTTATTTTATTTTATTAACTCATTCGTTTTAGTTAATAAAAATAACACAATGTAATTCATAATCTTAATTTTAATCTACTTCCTCAATCTTGATATCCGGTGCTCGTTGTTGCGGAGGCTTCTTCATGTCAGAAGGCATCGCCCCGCCTCCAAATGGTTGTCCTCCAGGAGGCATTCCTCCTCCACCTTGCTGACTAACCTTCTCCATTATAGGATTAATCTTCCCCTCAACTTCAGTCTGTTTTTGCTTAAAAACATCTGCTTCTGCATCAAGATTATCATTAATCCATGACAGAGTCTCTTCAATTTCCTTATTGATGATGGATTTATCATTCTCATCTAATGCACTTGAAAACTTCTCTTCAAGCATAGAAGACTTAAGACTGTATATGTAATTTTCAAGACTGTTCTTTGAATCAATCTTCTTTCTCGCAATTTCATCTTGCTCCTTGTACTGTTCAGCTTCACGTATCATTCGCTCAATATCCTCCTTACTTGTTCTACTCTTATCGTTTGTAATCTGTATCTTTTGACTCTTACCAGTTGACTTTTCCTCGGCGGAAACACTCATAATACCATTAGCGTCAATGTCATACGTGATGACAATCTGCGGAACTCCTCTTGGCATAGGAGGTATGCCATCTAATTTAAACGATCCGAGTAAATTACAATCTCTAGTCATCGCTCGCTCACCCTCAAATACTTTTATCTCAACACCCGGTTGATTGTCAGTGTATGTTGAAAACGTTTGAGTCTTCTTTGTGGGAATGGTTGTATTACGAGGAATCAATACTGTCATAACTTGCCCCGAAGTTTCAATGCCGAGACTCAATGGACAAACATCAAGTAAAATCAAGTCATCAATAGATTTAGAAGTGGAACCAGATAAAATCGCCGCTTGTATCGTGGCGCCATATGCAACTGCTTCATCAGGATTAATTTCCTTGTTTAGAGTTTTACCGTTAAAAAACTCAGTTAAAAGCTGTTGAATTTTAGGAATACGTGTTGAACCTCCTACGAGAACAATTTCATCAATTTGAGACTTTGAAAGTTTAGAATCCTTCAATACCTTTTCAAGTGGTTCCATACAGGTTCTAAAAAGGTCAGAATTTATGTTTTCAAATGTTGCTCTTGACATTGACGAATTGAAATCAATACCATCCATTATACCATCAATCTCAAGATAAGAATGAGTGCTTGATGAAAGTTGACGCTTCAAACGCTCACATTCACTTCTCAATCGTCTAATGGCTCTATTTGATGTCGTTAAATCCTTCTTATACTTCTTCTTGAACTCCTCAACGAAATAATCAACCATTCTATTATCAAAATCCGAACCTCCCAATTTAGTATTTCCACCAGTTGACTTCACTTCAAAAACACCATCCTCAATAGATAAAATAGAGATATCAAATGTTCCTCCTCCCAAATCAAACACAAGAATATTCTTTTCCTTTTCACTCTTCTTGTCAAACCCATAGCAAAGAGCAGCTGCAGTTGGCTCATTAATAATTCTTAGAACATTTAATCCGGCAATCAAACCAGCATCTTTTGTAGATTGTCTCTGTTGGTCGTTAAAATATGCCGGAACGGTAATAACAGCATTTTCCACCTTTTCACCCAAGTATTTCTCTGCGATATCCTTGAGATACGATAAAACCATAGAAGAGATTTCTTCTGGCTTGAATTGCTTCGTTTCACTCAAATATTGGACTTCAAATAATGGATTGTCATTTTCACCCCGAACAATCTTGAAGGGATAATGCTTCAATTCTGATTGAACGACTGAATCACTAAATTTGCGTCCAATAAATCTCTTTGCTTCAAAGATTGTATTTTCGGGATTAATTGATACTTGATTTTTAGCGGCATCTCCAACCAAGCGCTGATCGTTGTAAAAAGCAACATATGATGGTGTTGTTCTCTGTCCTTGATCGTTTGAAATAATTTCAACTCTGTCATTCTGAAAAACTCCTACACAACTATAAGTTGTTCCCAAATCAATTGCGATAGTAGCGCCTGTAATTTTCTTTTCTGTACTCATTTTTGTATATTTTACAAATCAAATCTTTAAATTTTCATTTAAATATTTTTCAGAATTTAAATTAAAATGAAATGCTACGATTTCAAACAGGTCAATTTTAATAACAATAATCTATTAGACTATTCAGTTGATGCAACATACGTAATCCATTTAGAGAATAATGGTAGATATGATTCTATTATTGAACAATTGAAAATTTTTCAACCAACAAATAAAGTTTATATATTGATTAACAAAGGTTTTAGAAAGTGCCAAAAAGAATCCCATGTAAATTCAACAAATACTGATTTAGTTGATTCTTATTTGCAAATTTTTCATCATTCAGTAAAAAACGAGTATGAAAATATTCTGATATTAGAAGATGACTTTTTTTTTAATAGAAAAATATTAAAAAAGCACATATGTGATGATATAAATAAATTTTTATTACAAAACAAGAACAAAGAATTCTTATATTATTTAGGGTGTTTGCCTATTGTTCAAAGAAAATATTCTGGAAATCATAATAAAATGATTATTGGTAGCTTGACGCATTCAGTTATCTATCCAAAAATAATAATAAACAAAATCATTCAAATGGACAGAACAAAAATTGTAGATTGGGATGCAAACACCAGAAATTTCGCTCGTTATATTTACAACACACCATTGTGTTACCAACTTATGACCGAGACTGAAAATTCAAAAAATTGGATAAATACAACATCTATTAAATTAGATGTATATTTTGTATTATATTTATACAAGAAATTAAATCTAGATAAAACTGTTGATGGTTATTATACTTTATATTATTGGTCATTGAGAATGTTTGAAATAATTTTATTGACATTGATGTTATTGGTGTTCCTTGTTTGTTTATATTGTTTCAGACGACGTTGATTCGTTGTTCGGCGCCGTTTCTTCATTACTAACAATTTGTTCAACACCGACTTCATTTGTTGGTTCGTTAATAGTAGTTTCTTCAACAACACTCTCAACTTCTTTTTCTGAATTATTATTATTATTCTCTGTTTCAACTTCGGGGACAGAATATTTCTTCTCAACTTTTTTAAATATATTGTAATACTTATTTTCATCTAATCGTTCTTTCACATTTACTGGCAGCTCGTCATAAGTTTTGAACTTTCCTTTTTTATAATCTTTGGCAACTTTGCGTTCAATTGTCTTTATATCTCTGTCATCCAAGAATAACTTTGTTGAAATCTTGCTGTGATTTTTTTTGAATGACATTTTTGATCTTGTATTTCGTCTCGGCATCATTAAACGAATATTATCGTTTCGTTTTATTTTATTTTCATTTTCTAGTACTACAGCCAAAGATGACTCTGGGGGAATTTTATTATCATCAGGCGGAAGAATCATTGACGGCGCTGAATAACCGCTATTAGTCGGAACAGGAGCGTATGAAAATGGGCGGTGATTATAATAATTTTCTTCTTCATCCTCTTTTTTTTCATAATAAGATGTATTTTTGTTTCTTATGATTTTATAGTTTGGAACTAAAGGTTTTTGATAATGGACTTCTTTTCTATGTCGGCTTTTCTTACCATTATCATTATTATTTATTTGTCTTGACGATTTCTTTGGGGATCTTACTATCAACATAGGGGACTTTTTCTTCAAAGATGATCTTGACGACAACCTTTTCTTTAAGGATCTTACTATCAACAAAGGGGACTTTCTTCTTGTTGAAGATCTCTTTGTTTTCATCCTTTGTGACTTTCTAGTCAAAGACTTTTGTTTTGTTTTCGGAGACCTTTTCATCTTTGATTTTTTTGATGGTGATCTTGACCTCACTCTTCTATGATTCATTTTTTATTTATAACAATAAAATTTATTATTTAATAATTCTTCAATTTGACTCCCTGCAACTTTGTAATCACTAATTTTATTCTTTGGCATTTCGCGAATTGTTGTGATATTATTCTCCTCATCTACGCTATCGTTCCAAGATTTGCTTATAAAGACAATTTCAAACTTCAGCTCTGGAAAATGGCTTCTTAAAAACTTTGAAAACAACTTTATATATTCTAGTTCAGAAATCTTATTCTGTTCTTTATAGGCTTGTTTTATTATTCTATTTTCTTTGGTCTCTTCAAAACGGATAAACAATACATTCTCTGACGACATTAACAAATCCCTGAATCTTTTGATGCGTCATCTTTGACTTTTTTCATTATTGGGCACATAGAATTCTGCATCAAAATAAAACTCTTTATAGACTAATACACAAAGACCATCATAGATTTAATTATCCTATACCAATTATTACGTTCTTCCAACATCCACTAGATTTATTGATTACAAACTCCACACCATCTTTTATTTCATTTTTCATAATAAATAAACTATTCGGAATTGGAATATCAAATTTCTTATTCAAACTCATCATGACTTATAAAACATACATTGAAATTGCAGGACATTGTGGGAAGGAAATAAATACACCATCATTTCCGCAATTTATATGGATCCCTAGATTTCTTGATATGGAATTATATACTGTAAACCATGATCTCCATCATTCATCAAATAACTGTAATTATAGCAAACGTTTTTCCTTATGGGACAAAGTGTTTGGTACTTATTCAAGATAACAAACCAACATCTTTAATCCAGTCGTCATCATGTATTTTTTTTTCAACTGTTTCCTTTGATTCTTCTAAAATGCTTATCAATCGGTCAACCTGTTTTTCATATTTTATATCTACAGTGAATGTGTAATCTCTACTACCATTTCTCAACAACGAAACCTTAGATTTTGAGAGAATCTTGCTTTTTTTATCAAGACAACACTTTCTCTCGGTGCATAAGTCAGACTTGCATCTTTTATTCCACTCATCATCGTCATCGTTCTCAACTTCTTCGCATTCACACTTTTCTGTTTCTTTTTTTTTATTGATATTCTTCTTTGCGTTTCTTAAATTCTCCAAAATGTTAGAGATGAATTCAAGGTTATTCTCTGTAAATTCCAAACAATCTGTTGAATTTTCTATAGGGTGAATTTTAATAGTCTTGACTTTCATATTCTGTTCACGACGTTTTGTTCTAATTTGCCCTCTCAAGTAAGAAGAAAAGCATGGTTTGTTTTTACTCAGTTTTTTATAGTCATCAATTATAATATTCAGTTCATCCTTTGTAATTGAAATTTTATTGATAGGGATTTCCTTTATTCCAAAAAAACTCGCAATTATACAATACTGTTTATACATATCATTTGAACTTCCATCGTATGATTTTGCATTTTCAGAAAAAATAACTTTGGTCATCTTTGTTCTATTTTGATTTTTTTTTCGTGTTATTCATTTTTTCGCAGCGTGATGATTTTCTTAACTTGATTTAGTTAAGAAAAAATAAAGCACAAAAGAAGGTAAGTTCTTTTTAAATTTTTTCAATATACAAAAATGAATCCTTTTTCAGCACATTGATTCTGTTTTTATTTCTTTCAATAAATACATCCAAACCATCAAATGAATTAATGCCAAGCATTCCTGTTTTCTTCAATATACTGTTAAAACATATATTAAGTATTGAAAACAGCACAAGATTACTACTATTGTTTTCATTTATGATTATAAAATCATATCTATTTTCAAAATCACGTAAATTCGTCAATAATGTATTTTCTATAGAATCAGTCGCATTTATAAACTGAATTCCATTCCCTGAATCTTTTTGATAGACAATCAAATCGTCGCTACTTCTATCACAAATTGATGTTATATCAAAATTAGTACTCTTTAATTGCGCTAGTGCATTTTTTTTAATACTTAATAGATTACTTATTTCTAAAATCCGAGAGACTTTCTTATTTCCTTTGAAAATATAATAATTCAATATATCTTTGTCGATGATGGCGCCGTCG